GGTAGTGATGCTGTCTTTATATTAGATGGACGCAATCCGTTGTCCACTATGATCGCAGATGCGCAGACACAGATGCATAGGTTGCGCAACGTGCATAAGTATGTCGGCTTTGTTATCAAGCAAGGTAGCAGGTTCGGTCATTGTAAATGTATTCATTCAACCCATTAAACAAAACAAATAAACATTTTGGAAAAAAGAACTTGACATTGTGAACAGAAGATGATATAATGTGTGAGTAATAAGGACAAGGGCAATTAACTTTTTTAAAGGAGTTTTAAATGAGTTCACGTGTTGAGATTGAAGAAGGCTATTATAAAATTCGCGGAATTGATACTAACTTTGGCGGTTATAGTTTTGAGTTAGTAGAGGAATATCGCGAAGCTGTTGGCTATGTTGTTGTAGATGGCATAACCGTCCAACCGCCAAACAAATTGGTTCCTCGGAGAAACATTCGCATCCGCTGTGAAGGTGTTCATTCTTATAAAATTGTAGGGGCTGTAACGGAACATGGAGAAGGTGGCGCAACGGTGAAGTTCGTTGAAGAGACTGATGAAGATATTATTGCACGTACCCGACAACGTTTTGAAATACTCGACGAGATGACCAAAGCGGTTAAGCAAGGAACTATCCGAGCTATGATCGTTAGTGGCCCTCCGGGTGTTGGCAAATCATATGGAGTTGAACAAGTATTAGAAAAAGAGGATCTGTTCAACATGATGGCACAGCGCCAACCCAAATATGAAGTTGTTAAAGGTGCAATGAGTCCAGTAGGCTTGTTTAAGAAATTATACGAAATGTCCGATGAGAAATCAGTTGTGGTGTTTGATGACTGTGATAGTGTACTGTTAGATGATTTGTCACTTAACATTTTGAAAGCGGCATTGGATACTAGCAAGAAGCGGGTAATTAGTTGGAACACAGATTCACGCTTGTTACGAAGCGAGGGTATTCCAAATCAATTTGAATTTAAAGGCAGTGCAATTTTTATTACTAACATCAAATTTGAAAATGTCCGTAGTAAAAAATTGCAAGACCATTTACAGGCATTGGAGTCACGTTGTCACTATATTGATTTGAAGATGGATACTGAGCGTGAGAAAGTATTGCGCATCAAGCAGATTGTAAATGATGGCATGTTGGATCACTACAAGTTTACTCAACAAGAGAACAATAACATTCTTGACTTCATTGTTGATAATAAGAATCGTTTGCGTGAGTTGAGCTTGAGAACTGTGCTCAAGATTGCAGACCTGTATAGAAGTTTTCCAAATAACTGGAAGAACATGGCAACAGTAACGGTTATGAAAAATATGTAAGGAGCATGCGGCTCGCCCGATTTGTTAACAGTTAAGGCCCGCAAGGGTCTTTTCTTTTGAGTTAAATAAATTATAACAGTTGACATTTCGGATCGCAGAAAGTACAATGTCAGTATAACTTAATAACACGGAGGTGATTCAGATGAGTGAACGGTATGTAGTAGAATTGGTCCATATTAAAGATAAGTTTACATACATTGTGCAAGGCAAGCTCGGGAGATTCACTAAAGAAGAAGCGGAACATGCTGCCTGCTCTTTTGATCCATCAATGTGGGATATAACTATTATTGAGAAATCTCATGTTTGAAGAAATTTATAAAGCATACGTAAAAACGAGTATCGGTAACGATTATGATATTTGATGCAGATATAGTTTGGGGTTGTGCTGTAGCAATCAATCGTATCAACAAAGGCTACTTCAAAGAAGATATCTGGAATCGCAATACCGATGCACACTTCATATCCAAACGTGCTAATAAAAAAGTTGTTAAGGAGATGTTAGCCACACAGGACTTTCATTCTGTTACTGCCGACGACATAGCATATGGTAAGGACATTCGTCATTACTTCAACGGTTACTTACTTAAAGAAGTATCGGGTAAGATAAACGATTTTGAACGACAGGCTTTGCGTATTGCGCAGATGGATACGTTTACCAATAAACAATTATTAGAGTTTGCTATTATTAGTTGCCTTCCTGCTTCGATGGATAGGGATAAGGTTCGTAAGAAATTCAACGATGATGTGTTTCAAAGTACCCCATTAGTAGGCGACCTCGGCGATTATATTCTCGCTGAATGTACCATTCTTAAATCATATTACAATGAGAATTATGAGAAGCATCGCATCACAGGGCGCATGGGTGAGAGCTTTGTGGACTTTTGGTTTAAGCAGGAGTTATCAATTGGAGCTACTGTTAAGATCAAAGGGCGCATCAAAGCAAAGCGAGCTGACAACACCACACAATTAAATTATGTAAGATTGAAATAAGGGGAACGAAATGAACAAGTTAATTAGTAGATTGATTATCGCATTTATCTTAGAGCCTATTGCATTAGTATATGGATTAGGATTATTAGGATTATTAGGAGTTCCTATTACATTTACTCCTACAACATACACAGGGGCATTCTTGTGCATTTGGGCATTTAGAGTTATTCCTTTATTAAAGTAAAATAAAAGGTTGACATTTTGGATCGTTGAAAGTATAATTGCTTTATAAACAATAACGCAAAGGGGCAACATATGACACGCGAACAATTTGATGCAACTGAAGAAATAATAAACGAGATGACTGCTGGCTGTAAAGAAGATGCAATTGAAATGGCAGAACAATTTCTATATGAGAATGCAGAATTTGAAGATGCTATTGTAGAAATTACAGGAGCAATCGATACTGTAAAATATGTTGCTGATTTAATTTATTTTGATTGTTTTACAGAACGTTAAATTTAGGGGTTGACTGTTTGGACTACTGAACGTATAATACGCTTATAAACAATAACGCAAAGGGAGATATACACAATGGCAGAAGATATCAGCATTAGACAAATTGGTCCAAAGAATGTTAAGAAGGCAATCCAGGCAGCGATTCGTATGCGTCGCCCAGCATTCATTTGGGGACCACCAGGTATTGGTAAATCCGACCTCGTCCAACAAATTGGTACCGATACTGGTCGCGAAGTTATTGATGTGCGTTTGGCATTGTGGGAACCAACTGACATTAAAGGTATTCCTTATTACAATGCAGACCAGGGTAAAATGGTATGGGCTCCACCTTCCGAACTTCCAGTTAACGAAGACTCCACTGCAATTATTTTCTTAGACGAACTTAATAGTGCTCCTCCAGCTGTACAAGCCGCGGCATATCAATTAGTCCTGTCACGTAAGGTTGGTACTTACAAATTACCAGACGGTGTTGACATTGTGGCTGCTGGCAACAGAGAAGGCGACAGGGGCGTTACTTATCGCATGCCAAGTCCACTTGCTAACAGATTCATTCACGTTGAAGCCAAAGTTGATTTCAGCGATTGGCAAGACTGGGCAACCAATAACAACATTCATCCAGAAGTTGTAGGCTATGTAGGCTTTGCCAAGCAAGACTTATACGACTTCGATCCAAAAAGTGCAAGTAAAGCATTCGCAACACCACGTAGCTGGTCCTTTGTTAGCACGTTGGTTAGTGATGAGTCCATTGATGATGAGACACTTACCAACTTAGTAGCTGGATCAATTGGCGACGGACTTGCTATTAAGTTTATGGCACACCGTAAGATTGCTAGCAAACTTCCTAAAGCGGACGACATTTTGGATGGCAAAGTTGATACTTTGGAGATCAAAGAGATCAGTGCTATGTATTCGCTCACTGTTAGCTTGTGTTACGAGCTTAAGGACAGAGCGGAGAAGAAAGTTAAAGGATGGAATGCTATGTCCGACAACTTCTTTAGTTATCTTTAGTTACATGATGAACAACTTTCCAACTGAGTTAGTTGTTATGGGTGCAAAGACTGCTCTTACTAATTACAATTTGCCATTAGATCCACAAAGCATGAAGAGCTTTGATGCTTTTCATAAAAAATACGGTCGGTACGTGATGGCAGCTATGGACGCTTAATAATTAATTATAGGGTCGGACTTGCCGAACGTTTCCTCATAGTAGTAGAGGCATACAGCGTTCACCGTTCGACCCTATTTATTTTAACATTTTGGTTGACTTCTCTGTATAAAGAAAGTATAATTGCTTTATAAACAATAACACAAAGGGGCAACAGATGAACGAAACTGCTACAGAGAAATTGATCACTGCAAGGGTTGGCTTACTTCTAAAGCATCCTTTCTTTGGTAACATTGCAACCCGTATGCAACTCATCGACGCTTCAGACTGGTGCCAAACAGCCGCAACCGACGGCCGTAACTTTTTCTACAACGAAGAATTCATTAATAAACTCAGCGTTAAAAAGAACATGTTCCTATTAGCACATGAGATATGTCATGGGATATTTGATCACTTTGGGCGTCTTGGTAGTCGCGACAAGCAACTAGCAAACATTGCTCAAGACTATGCTGTTAATCAAATCTTAGTAGATGATAACATCGGCGAGAAGATCACCGAAGTTGAGATTTGTCAAGATAGTAAGTATCGTGGGATGGCATGGGAAGAGATTTACGATACATTGTTTGATGACTATGATAAGCAACAACAGGAAATGAAATCCTTTTTAGAAGGACTTGGCGACATGCTCGACGAACACCTCGAAGTTGGTGAAGGTGCCGGCGATGAGAAAAGCGAGAATGGTGCTCCAAAGATCAGTAAAGAAGACCTGCAAAAGATTAAAGATGATATGAAGCAGGCAATGATTCAAAGCTATCAAGCATCAGGTGCTGGTAGTGCTCCAGGAAGCATCGAACGCTTAATTAAAGATCTCACAGAGCCTAAGATGGATTGGCGTGAAGTATTGCGCATGAACATCCAAAGCATTGTTAAAAACGATTATACCTTTCAGCGTCCAAATAGAAAAACGTTTGGCACTGGGATTATTTTACCCGGCATGAGTTACGATGACACAATCGACATTGCAATTGCAATTGACATGTCCGGCAGTATAAGTGACGAGGAAGCCAAAGTGTTTTTATCCGAAGTTAAAGGCATACTAGATCAATATACTGATTACAGTATCCATTTGTGGAGCTTCGATACAAGTGTACACAATCCTCAAGTTATCACACACGACAATGAAGATGCGTTTTATAATTATGATTTGCAAGGGGGCGGTGGCACTAGCTTCGAAGCAAATTGGGAATTCATGAAAGAAGAGGACATCAATCCTAAGAAGTTCATCATGTTTACAGATGGCTACCCAAACAGTGGTTGGGGTGATGCGGATTATGTTGACACGCTGTTTATCATTAAAGGCTATCATGATACAAAGATGGTAGCACCATTTGGTGACACAGTACATTATGAAAACCTTGTATGATAACAGTTAAAGAGTTAGAAGAAGCACCGACAATAGTCGAAGATGAAGAGCAAGTTACCTGCACAGCACAACAGCGTGAGAGCAGGAAGCGATTAAGAAACAGGATAAGGAAAGCCAAAAAAAGATAACCAAAACGTTTGACATAATAAATATATGAGCATATAATATAATTAGAATATAGGTATTACATCATGTTGCCCTACGTGATGTGAAGTGCTAACAAACAATTCCTCCCTCCTTTGTTGTTTATAGTTTGTTAGTACACCTCGTGCGCCACTTAGCTTTAACTCCTTTTGCTAAGTGGCGTTTTTTTATGGCCACTGCCCCTTATTAGACGTACCTGCTGGGCCTCAAACTAAGCAGCTCGTCAACGATCTCATATTACTGCTACCCTGCTATTCGGTTCTTAGATTTAAGAGCCATATTATTTTTATTATTCAGTTGACATTTTGGACAGCCGGTGTTATAATTGCTTTATAAACAATAACAAAGCGAAGCAATACAAGGAGATACCGATGAAGAATCCTGCGTTCATAAAACCGAAATCAAATCCTTTTATGCAACATATTTTAAAACATGGCACAGAGGATAATCCTGTGCGAGTTATAACTCGAAACGGATCGATAGTTGAATGTATGCCTGATAGCATTGATGAATCAGGAGAACAAGGATATCGGGATCCTGCTTACACTTATATGTGGGATGATACCGGAAAATCACTTAACAACCCAAGACTCGATTTGTTTGAACTATTGTAAATAAAAGGTTGACATTTTGGACAGCCGGTGTTATAATTGCTTTATAAACAATAACACAAAGGAGATACATATGCGTAACGCTAGAAAGTACACCAATGCAATTTTAGAGCAAATAGACGAAGGTCTGTTAGAGTCCGGCTATATGCTTGAGATGGCACTTAATTGGTTAAGCGAAAGCGATGTTGCTGAGATGTGTAAACGCAATGATGTTGAACTGTTTGAGGAGGGGGAACCTGAATGATGACATCAGCTACTAGAATGATAATGCAATTGGTATCCACATCGTATATTTGGGTGCCAGCTGAAGAGGATAGAGGATATCAAATTCAAGCACACGATGTTGATGATGACGGTGAGTTCTTTTTTATAGGCATAGATGAAGAAACGCAAACCGAAACCATATTTCGCGTAGACGATGTTGATGCTGAGAATGATTTGTTTTATAAATTGGTATTGCAACCAGTCCCCGAAGCTGTAACAAGTTTTTTGAAAGCAGGAGAACAATATAAACATTTTGGTTGACAGTTTGGATCTTTGAAAGTATAATGTCTGTATAACTTAAACAAAGGAGATACAAATGAATGCACATAATGTCGATCAGTATTTACAAAGTGCCGCTGGCGAAATTGGTTATGGGGCGGTTGCCGCAATCGAATTTGGTTATGCAGAACCGGAAGTAAAAAAAGCACTTGACGCCTTTGTTAAGAGTGGCGGCGAGGCAGAATATTTTGGCGAAGTGTATGCAGATCAAATTTATAACAATGTTGATTTTCAAGTTGACATGATCGGCGATCAAATTTTTGGAGAACCAAATCGTGCAGAGATACTTGACGGACTTGAGCGACAATATCCAAAAGCTGTTGCAATTTTGAGGAAACGGTGATGGAGATTAAACGAATAGAACATGAGCATATATGTCAAGAATGTTACGAACGCTTCAGAGGGTTCAACCATCAAACTACATGCTGGAACTGTATTCAAGCTCATCTCGAACAGGTAATGGAGCCAACAAATGGAGCAGAAATTTAGTAGAGAGCTAGTTATTGCAACGGTTGAATTCATCCGGACAGCCAAAGAAGAAATTGGCAGTGAGATGGGGGAGGAGAAAGTTAATGCAATGCTTGATGCATTTGATCCAGCGTTGAAAGGACATGTGTTTATGGAGGTGCTAATTGGCAACATTGGTATTGTTAGCCTCCGCCAAACTGATTTTCATACTTCTAACAAGATTTCTGCGATTAAAGCCGTGAGACGAAGCACTGGGCTGGGATTAAAGGAATCTAAAGAGATAGTCGATAAGTGTGCTAATCAAAAGAGTGTACATATCCCAAGTAGCTTTTCAGCTGAAGAGCAACGTGTGCTTAGAGACGAGCTACGTGGCACTGGGTTTGCTTTAATTTAACGGAGAGATAATATGGAAATTAAAATTAACGGAATCAAATGTGACGCTTGTGATTATTCGAACGACGATGCCGATTGGGGAACTACGCCCGAGGAAATTAAAGCTACGTCCGAAGCATATATTGCTATGCCTTGTCCCAAGTGTGGCGCCAGTTTGCTAACACAAGAGGATCACGATGCATTGATGGGCATGCTGGACTTGCAGCCACTTATCACAGAGCTTGAGGACGATATGTATCCAGATGGTGTGCCTGCTGAGGAAGCATTGCAGCCACTTATCACAGAGCTTGAGGACGATATGTATCCAGATGGTGTGCCTGCTGAGGAAGCAGTACAAGTGAAGTTGGATATGGATGGTTCCGGAAAGATTGCATTTAGAGTAGAATGAGAGGCAATATGGAAATTAAAATAATGGACAGTAAAGGATTAACTATCATAGAGATCATAGTAGTGATCGCTGTGCTCGGTGTTATAGCAACAATCGTTAGAGGTGCTAGTTGTTTTATACATTATATGATGTCATTGTAAATAAAAAGGTTGACACTTTGGAATAACGAAAGTATAATACATTTATAAACAATAAGCAAAGCAACTACACAAAGGAGCTACACTATGTCGACTAACGCTACTATTAATGTTGTAAACGCCGCAGGTAATGTTGATTCAATTTATTTACATTGGGACGGGGATAGCGCAGGCAATACGCTTGT